AATTGACGATCAAACAGATCGCGAAAGCGCTGAAGGTCAGCGAGCGAACGGTCAACACATGGATCCAACGCGGCTGTCCCCGCGGACCGCTGAGCGCAGTGAAGACGTGGCATCAACAGCAGGTGCTGCCGAGGCTGGGCGGTCCAAGGAAGAAGGACGAGGGACAACGGACGAAGGACAAAACGCACCGCGACGCCAGCTCGGCCGGCATCACGCTGCAGGAGCGGGTGAACCTGGCCAATGCCCGGAAGGCGGAGGAGGATGCGCGGTACAAGCAGCTCAAGGCCGACGAGCTGGAAGGAAAAACCTGGCGGCGGGAGAAGGTGACGCGCGAGGCGGCGGAGATTTTCACGGAGATCCGGGCGATCCTGGAGTCGATCCCGGACGCGGCCGCCAAGGAAGTGCCGCAGCAGTTTCAGACGAGGGTCTATGACGTGGAGCGCAACAAGATCGCCGCCGCGCTCAAGAAGCTGGCTGGCCTTCATACCGTGGGCAGTAGGGCTGATGACGATGATCTGTGAGCCTTCCGCATTTGCCCATGCGCTGATTGTGTTCGAGCCGCGGGAGGCGGTGCGCACGTTCGACTGGGCGCGCGATCATGCCACGACCGAGGACGGTCACCCGTTCGACGACTTTGCTTACCCGCACCACGGCGCCCCGGGTGGCCTGTTCGACGCGCTCGACTGCCGCAAGTACCTCGATCTCGTCATGCAGTGGGGCACGCGGCTGGGAAAAACATTCGGCGGGCAGATCGGGATGATGAAATGGGCCGACCGCGACCCGTGCCCGATGCTGCTGGTGGCCCCCGATCGGCCGCTGGCGGTGGAGATCTCCGATCGCAGCGTGCGGATGATCGGCCACTGCGACGTGCTGCGGGGCCAGTTGCCAGCGCGGACGAACAAGAAAGTCATCGAGTTGGCCTACTGCCGCCAGTTCGTGGGCTGGCCCAGGTCCGCTGCCACGCTGGCCGACAAGGAGATCGGCCTCGGGCACGCGGCCGAGTTCGACAAGTGGGTCCACATGCGGACCAGCGGCGAGGCCGACCCGGGAGAATTGTTCGACGAGCGGTTCAAGAACAAGATTGCCTATAAGCGAATCAAGGAAGGCTCACCGGGGCTGAAGCACAAGTCGCGGCTCGAGCGGCTGCTGGTGGCGGGCACGAACGCCCGGCTCTGGGTGCCATGCCAGAGGTGCGGCAAGCGGCAGGTGCTCGAGCGCCAGCGCATCGCGTTTGAGCGGCCGCCAGGCCGTCCGGATCCGGAGCTCGCGAAAAACACAGCCCGCTACGTCTGCCCCCACTGCCAGAAAGACAATTACGACGAGGACCGCGGACCGATGATGCGCGGCGGCGTGTGGGTGCCCGAGGGCTGCACGGTGGACGACAAACGGGCCGACGCCGCCGTGGCCAATAGCCGCCAGCGCGGGCGGCCGAGGTGGGGCGGATTTTCGGACGACTCACCGTGGCTGGTGGGAACGCCGGCGCGGGACGGGTCGATCTGGAGCTCGCACCTGTCGAGCCTGTACGCCCTGTCGCTGACTTGGGGCAAGCTGGCCGAGCAGATTGTGTGGTCCGAGTTGTCGCCCGAGACGCGACGCAACACGATCAACGGCTGGTGGGCCGAGACGTTCGAGTTCGCCCGCCGCGAGCAGACGTGGGAGCAGCTGGGCGAGCGCCTGATGGCGCCGTTTGAGGTCGCCCGCGGCGTGCTGCCACCGGGCTATCGGCTGCTGACGGCCGGCGTGGACAAGCAGGAGGACCGCTACGTGGTCAACGTCGACGCCTGGGCGGCCGGGAAAACGAGCCACACGGCCGACTATTTCGAGTGCGACGACGAAGAGGAGCTGCTCGCAGCGCTGGGGGAGGATTATGTGTCGGCGGATGGTCGGAAGCTGAAAATCTGCCTGACGCTGCTGGACAGCGGCTTTCGGCCCAAGGAGGTGTGGGCGCTCGTCGATCGGGCCAAGAAGCGGAACATCGCGATCATCCCCTGCCGCGGCTCGACCCATTCGCTGGGCCCCGGCGTGCTCTACAAGAAAAAGCGTCTGGGCAAGGAGACGGCCAGGCCGGGCGCGCCGTACGTGCTGGTCGATACGACCAACTCGCAGGACTGGATCGACCGGCAGCTGCACGAGCTTTTCCCGGGAAAACCTGGCGGGACCAGCCTGTTCCGGGCGGAGCTGGGAGAGCAGCAGGACTATCTGGAGCAGCTGCTCAACGAAGGCCCCGAGGAGGGAGCGTGGCACGTGATCGACGAGAACGTGCCCGTCGATTACCGCGACGCCAAGCGGTACGCGGCCGTGGCCATGCTGCTGAAGACGCGGGGCAAGGAGATCCGCAGCGACGAAGCCCAAAGTCCAAAGTCTAAAGTCCAAAGTCCAAAGGACGAATCGAAGCGGCGCCAACGTCGGGGCCGCGATGCCACGTCACCCTTGCGCCGGCCTGGCGGCTGGCTGAACATGCCATGAGCGACGAGAAAAACCAAAAATCCGAAGAACCGAAGAACCAGGCAGAGGAGGTGCGGACGCCGCTGGTGCGGGCCGGGGCGTGCCCGCGTGCGGAGCACCACAAGAACACGCGCGTCTATCGGACGGTCGGTGAGACGCGCTACTGTGTGTGCGACGACTGCGGCCACACCTGGAAACGCACGGGACCGCGGGCGGGTACTCCGGCTGGAATACCAGCGCCGGCGAAGGCCGGCGCTAAGAGCTGACGCTCACCAAGAGCCGGGCGCGGCGCGGAACGCCCGCGCCCGTGCGGCCGCTGAATTGGAACGTGACGACCTGGCCCAGTGCCGGCTGCTCGTGGGCCGGGCAGATCACGCCCACCCGGACGCCAGCGTCGTCCTCCAGCACGATCGAGCGGGGCCGCCGCTCAACGACGCAGCCCTCGGCCTCATCGAGGCTGATCACGCGCAGCAGCCCGGCCGATCGGCCGGGTTCGTAGAACGAGCGAGGGGCCCGGAGCATCAGGCCCTCGCCGCCGGCGGCCAGGACGCCAGCGAGCTGCTCGCGCAAGTGCGGCAAACCCTGGCAGCAGGTTTGCGACACCAGCGCCACGTGCGGGCACGCGCGGGGGAGGGCATCGTGCAAATGCCAGTGCCGCGCCTCGAACGGGCCAGGGCAGGCCGGGGCGTCGAACACGAGGAACGCCACCTCGCGCCAGGCGGAGCCGTTGGCCGAATTGCTGCGCACGATCTGGGCAGTGCGTTGCAGCTTGCCGCGGCCGCACCACAGCTCGCCGTCGAGCGGCACGTCCGGCAAATCGCGGGTGAACCAGCCGGGCGCCGTGAAGACCAGGCCGTTGCGGGACAGTAGTTGCTGCCCGTCCCAATAGCAGCGGAACCCGTCGTACTTTTCGCTGATCCACCAGCCGGTGACATCCTGCTGGCTGTCCCAATCGGTGGCCAGCACCAGTGGCGGCAGATTTTCAAGAGCAGATAGCATCGTGTGAACCTCCAGTTTTGCGGGCGCGCAGCGTGGGCGCAGCGGAGCGGAAGCGGATCAGGCAAACTTCAGGCCGGTATGAGCTGGCGGACGGTGCAGCGGAGGGCGGCCGCGATCGCGGGCAGGGCCTTGAGCGGGAGTCGCGTACCGGTTTCCCAGCTGTACCAGGTTTTCGCTGGCACGCCGGCGGCATTTGCGGCGTCCTCGGCGCGCGGGAATTTTTTCACACGACGCCGGCGTATCTCCGCGGCGATCTGGCCGACGAACGTGGAGTCGTCGACATTTTTTCTGGGGCGGGCCATCGTGGCGTCTCCTGCTAATTACATCCAGCAAGGCACAGCCGCTCGCCGCGGAGGCCGAGCTCGGCGTTGAGCAAAATCTCCGTCACCAGCAGCATCGGGGCGAGCTGCTCGCGATCGGCCACGCCGGCCAGGACCTGGCGGCCGTCGCCGAACAGCCGATAGGCGAAACCGCTGCCTTCCAGTGAGATCTCAACGCGCTCCAGGCGCTCTACGCTGTCGAGCGCATCGTCGAGCTGCTGCTGCGTGAGTGTGGTGGCTGAAAGCATAACATTTTCTCCAAAACGGGGTGATAATTCGGGCCGCTATAAGTGACTATGCCACCGAATCCAGGACCGTTAAGCGCGCACCGCGCGCACCTTCAGCTCGTCGTGGAGAAAAAAGGCCCCGCCTCCCTGCGGGGCTGTGGCATGTTTACTCGGTAAACACCGCCCAATGGTCCACCAACTCGCGGCGAATCTGGCTCACACGGGCGTGTGAGATGCCGTACCGGGCCGCCAGCGTGCTAGTTCGTTCCCCGTTCATGAAGGCCGCGAGCATCGCTCGCTCGCGGTCGGTCAGAACGTCCAGCCAAGCCACAAAGTCCAGGTGGACCTGTGCCAATTCGGCCGGGTTTTGAGAATCGTCGAGCACGTCGGTCAGCCATTCCTCATCCCGCGCTGGCTTGTTAAGCCGCCGCGGGTTGGGTCCGGTGATTGACCGCTGCCGCTCGGAAAACTGCCGGCCCACTTTCACTCGCTTGGTGGCGTACCACGCAACCGATTGGGGCGTCGCTTGGGGCGGAGCCGTCTGGACAAGTTCCCAGGCCACGCTGACCGCATCGGCGATCAACTCTGCCCGGTCGTGCCGTTTGGCGAAGACCAGCCGTGCCCTGCGCCTTGCCGCCACGAGAAAGGGGGCCGGGTCGAGCGTCGGATCATCCATTTTGCAAATCTCCCAGAGGGGTGAGTTTTGCCGGCCGAACCTTTCGGCCGGCCTGATCCGCTTTCCGCTGGTGGAGGGAACCCGTCGGGGCCTCGCTGCCATTCCCACTGCGGCCGAATTGTCAAAGAACGTGCGAACCAACTAAGATAGTATTCTACATAACGTAGGATATATTGCAAGAGGGTGGCAAAAATTCCGGAAAATATTTCGGCCCAAAACGGGTCCGCTGGGCGTTCGGCCGGCCTGGTAACTTGGTAACAAAGCCGCCGGCCGTGCGACCCCACCCTCAGATAGAAACGGAGCTGACGCGCGCGGCAGGGCTGCCGATGATTCTTGAACCTCGGCAGCTGCTCAGTGGCAAACTCTGACTCGGCCCACCTGGAAGCTTTGAAGACGGCCCGCGACGCCATCGTCGCCGGGATCGCTGAGGGCCGGCTGACGATCGACATTATGATTCGCGGCCGGCGCCACACGGTGGAATCGCCCACCGAGGCCCTGAAGCAAATCGAAGAATCGATCCGGATCTACGAGGGCAAAGAGGCCCGCAGCACGCGACGCACGTTCCGCCTGGTGAGCCTACAAGGGCCGCGCGGGAGGGACGGATGACGAAGCGCAACTGGTGGTCGTGGCTGAGCTGGGGCAAGCAGGCGCCGAAGGCGCGGGGCCGCACGCACGGGTTCATCGCCGGTTACAGCGACGGCCTGGCCGCCGGAAAACGCGATCGCCTCACGGACGACTGGCAGCCGAACAGCTTGTCGCCGACGTCGATTCACCGCATGCACGGCAACCTGCTGCTGCGGCGGGCCCGTGACCTGGTCGAAAACAACCCCTTCGCCCGCAGCGCGGTCGAATCTTACACCCACAACGTGGTCGGCTGCGGCATCACTCCCAAGCCGCTGTTCGACGACGCTGAGCAACGCCGCAAATGGGTGGACGCGTGGAATTGGTGGGGCGGTGAGTACGAGAACGAGGCCGACGTCACCGGCGACCAGCATATTTACGAGCTGATGGCCCTGTGGCTCACCGAGGTAATCGTCGGGGGCGGCTGCCTGGTGCATTACAAGCCGCTCGACCCTGATCAGCACCGCCATCAGCGGGTCAAGCTGGCCCTGGACCTGCTGCCCGAGGAGCGGTTCGCCGACGAGCAGGACGACTTCCTGTTCTTTTTGGGCAAGAAGAAGAGCGGGAATCCGATCACGCGGGGCGTGGAATTCGACGCGGCCACAGGCCGAGCGGTGGCCTACTGGGTGAAACCGGGCCACCCCAGCGACGGGGGTTCAGCCTACGAGCCGATCCGGCTGCCTGCCGAGCAGTGCCGCTATTCATTCTTCAAGGGCCGCAGCGGTCAGCGGCGGGGCTGGTCGCTGCTCAAGACGGCCGTGATCTGGCTCCATCGACTTGGGTTTTATGTCGACAACGAAATGATGGCCTCGGCCATTAAGAGCTGCTTCGCCGCCGGCATTACGACCGACGGTGAGGACGACGACTTCGCCGGCCTGACGGATGACTCGGACTCGGTCGTCACCGACGTAAACGGCAACCCGCTCGAAAAGCTGGAGCCCGGCATATTTTTCCGGCTGCGGGGCAAGGACTCGAAGATTCACGGCGTCGGCCCCAACACGCCGGGCAGTGATCAGGAGGCCTGGATCCTGCTGATCGAGCGGTCGATCGCCATCGGCTTGGGCCTGAGCTACGAGGGCCTGACCCGCGACTACTCACGCGGCAGCTTCAGCTCAGTGCGGGCCGGCATGAACGAGGACCGCATGCGCTACCGGCCGCTGCAGCGGTTCGTGATCAACCACTTCTGCCGGCCGACCTACGCGCGGTTTGTAAACGCCGCGTCGATGGCCGGCCTCGACGGATTCCCGCGGGCCAGCCAGCTCGTCAGCAATCTCGAGGAAATGCTGCGGTGCAAATGGCGGACGCCGGGGTGGGCCAGCGTCAACCCCTTCGACGACAGCAGATCCGCGGTGCTGGAAATCGACAACGGCCTGTCGACCCGTGAGCGGTACGCCGCTGAGCGGGGCGACGACTGGGAGGAAATCGACGAGCAGTGCGAGCGGGAGGCCGCCAGCGAACGCACCCGCGGCCTGAATTACGGCAAGCCCGGCAGCGTGGACACCGCCGGCCCAGGTGAGGCCGAGCGGGAACAACAGCAAAACCAGACGCCCGCAGCGCGGCGGATCGGAGGCTTCGGTGGCTAAGCGCAAACGCAGCTATCGCTCCGTGGTGCGGGCCGTCTACGAGACTCCCTGGGTAATCCGCGAGGAAAAGCTGCAGGCCATCCGTGAGTTCCTGGCCCGCCGCACCGCCGGCGACGTGCTCACGCGCGAGGAAATCAAAGCGGCCATGTCAGGCCGGCCGCGGCCGGCCGTGGTGAGCGAAGGCGCGAAGGTGGCCCTGATCAACGTGATCGGCACGCTGTGCCCGCGGCTGAGCCTCATGGAGGACATCAGCGGGGGCGTGTCGTGCGAGGCCCTGGGGCGGGCGATCGACGCGGCCGCGGCCGACGACGGCGTGACGGCGATCGTGCTCAACATCGACTCCCCCGGCGGCAGCATCTTCGGGATCGAGGAGCTGGCCGACAAGATTTTCGCGGCCCGCGGCAAGAAGAAGATTTACGGCGTCGCCAACCACGAGGCGGCCAGCGCCGGGTACTGGCTGCTGACGGCCTGCAGCGAGGTGGTGATCGCTCCCAACGGCTTGGTCGGCTCCATCGGGGCCATGATGATTCACACCTCGAGCGCCGGCTGGGAGGAAAAGCAGGGCTACGAGACCACGATCACGCGCGTCCCCGCGACGAAGGCCGAAGGGGCCGCCGGTGAGGCGCTGAGCGCGGAGGCCAAGGCCGACCGCGAGCGGATTGTCGCCCAGGTGTACGAAAAGTTTGTGGCCGCTGTGGCGCGAAACCGGGGCGTCAGCCCGGCGGACGTCAAAGCGGGCTACGGCCAGGGTCGGATGCTGCTGGCCGAGGATGCGCTGGCCGCACGGATGGTCGATCGGATAGCGACGCTGGAGCAGCTGCTCAGCGAATTAGGTGTTTCTGCCAAGGCTCAGTCTGCGATCAACGCAACCAGCGAGCCGGCTTTTTCTTTTGAGGGCAACGACATGAACAAGAAGATTTTTGGAGCGCTGGTGCGTATCGGCATGTGCCAGATCACGGCGTCGACCGAGGAGGCCACCACGGCCCTCGACCGGTTCTTCGCCGCTCAGGGTGTCGACACGCCGGCCGCCGAGGACGATCAGCTCAAGGCGCTCGAGGCCTACATCGCCAAGCCGCCGGCGGCCCCTACGCGGGCCGCGGCTGCCGCGGCCGCTGGATCCAGCGTCGCCGGATTCGCCGGCGACAGGGCCGCTGAGATTACCGCGGCCGTCCGCCTGTCCACGCTGAGCGCCGCACGGCAAATGGAGCTGGTGGCCGAGCTGCTGGCCGCGACCGACGCCGAGGGTCAGCCGATCACGGTGGGCGCTGCGGTGCGTCGGATCCAAAAAGAGCAGGCCGAGGCCGCACCCAAGGCGGGTGCCACGTCGATCAGCACCGGCGCCGCTGAGCGGGACAAGTTCGAGGCCGCGGCCCGGGACGCCCTGCTCGTGCGGACGTTCGGCCCAATGGGCCTGCCGAAGCAGATTTACGACCGCCGCACCGGGGCTTACGTCGAGTGGAAACCCAACCGCCGGCACAGCTCGCTGGCGACGCTGCTCGGCCTGGCTGAGCAGGTATGCGTGCAGGCCGGCTACGACGCGCAGGCGATCCGCGACCTGCCCAAGGGCAACCTGGCCCGCCTGATCATGGGCGGCAATCCGCGGGACCTGGGGATCGTGGCCAGCTCCGACGGCCCGCCCTACAACGTCACCGGGATGTTTGCCAACGTGCTGCTCGACGCGGCTCACGTCACCCTGCGTCGTTCCTACGACGATTCGCGCACGACCTACCAGGCGTGGATGAAGCAAAAGCCGTCGCTCGAAGACTTCAAAATCAACCACAGCGCGGTGTCCGGAGAATTAGGGGACCCCAAGGCGGTGCCCGAAGCAGCGGAGTTCGAGGAGACAACGTTCAGCGATGCCAAGGAGCGCTATCAGCTCACGGTGTGGGGCTCGATCTTCAGCCTGAGCTGGCAGTCCGTGGTCAACGACGCCCTCGGAGCGTTCGTCGAAGTGCCCACCAAGCTGGGCAGCTCGATGCGACGCAGAGAGAACAAGCTGGCGTATTCCGTGCTGAAGGACAACGCCGCGATGGCTGACACGGGCCTGCTGTTCAACACCACGGCCCAGACGACGGCCGGCGGTCATAACAACCTGACGACGGGTGCGGGCCCGCCCTCGGTGGCGACTCTGAACACGTTGACCAAGAAAATGACGGAGCTGCGGGGCCTGAACACCACGGATGGATCGGCCCTGAATCTCATGCCGCACTGGATCATCGGACCGCCGGCATTGCGGGGAACGATTCTGGAGCTGCTGGGCAGCTTTGCCAACCCCGCGGTGGGCGGCAGCGCGGCCGGCAACTCGGGCGTGAAGAACATCTGGGAAAACGCCCTGGAGCCGGTGATCGAAGGCGAGCTCGGTGCGGCGGCCTCAGGCGGCAGCGACGTCGCCTGGTACTTGGCGACGCACAGCAACGACTGCGACCACATCAGCTACGCGCGGCTGCAGGGCCTGGAGACGCCGGCGATCGAAACCGAGCAGTCGTTCAATCAGCTCGCCCTCCGCTGGCGAATCTACACGGCGTTTGTGGCGTTCGCCGAGGACTACCACGGCGTCCAAAAGCACGCCGGCGCCTAGTCCGCCTGAGCAACCACCACCGTTTGCTGGCGGGCTCAGGGCCCGCCGGCGTTTTCCCGCTTTTCCGAACCAGTACCGAAGTGAGATTTACCAATGCGAAAAATTACCACCTGGCGGGACAACTTCGTTGGTCACCGCATCTACTCGGCGACGGCCGGGTCGAACGTCGGCCACAACGGCAAGATCACCGACACGTCGGCCGCCGGCACGCCGACCTACGCACCGCCGTCGGGCAGCAACGGCCGCGGCCT